GCGATGTCGAGGTGGCTGGCGTCAAACTCCAGCCGCCCGCTGGCGATGGTGTCGTAAGCCTTCAGCACCAGGGCGTTCTTCACGTTCGGGTTATAAACAAACTCTTTCACCTGCGGGAAGAAGGCTTTGACGTTTTCATACACCCCCAGCCCGACGCCGGTGGAGTCGATGCCGATATAGGTGACGTTATACTGCTGCGTCAGCATCCTGATGGCATCAGCCTGCGCCCGGAAGTCCATCCCGCGCCACTGGTGTCGCTCAAGGATACGGAACTTACCGCCCGGCACGGCAGGCGGTGCCATGACAACGCACCCGGCGCTGTCGCCGTTCTGCGTTCCCTTCGCCGGGTCGTAACCGATCCAGACTTCTTTCCAGCCGAACGGGCGCAGCGCCAGCGCTTCAAAATCGGTCCAGACTTCCCAGCTGTCCACCATGCACTTCTGCAGCATGGCCAGCTGGAACACTGACGCCAGATCGTCCATGAAGACGCACATCAGCAGGTTCTGATAGTCCTCCGGGCTGTAGCGCGTGCGCAGCTGCTCCAGGTCAAACAGGTCACAGCCGCCGCGCACCGCATCTTCAACCGTGACAATCTGGCGAAACTGGCCGTCTTCACAGAGGCGACCGGCGGCCAGTGACTGATGACTGAGATCGAGATCAACCCGGTCAGCTTTGGCCCGGCCCTTGTTGAACTGCGCGCCGGACCAGAACGGATAAGCGCTGTGCGTCAGGCTGGACGGGGTGGAAAAGTAGGTTTCGCGCCACTTCTTGTGCAGCGCCATGCCGGACGCCACTTTCTGCAGTTCCTGAAACTTGGGAATCCAGAAATATTCATCCAGGTACAGGTTGCCGTGGTAGCTCTGCGCAGTGCGGGCGTTGGTGCCTAAGAAGTACAGGCACGCGCCGTTGCTGAGCGTCATCGGGTCGCCCTTCAGGTCTACGTCCACCTCGCGGGCAAACTCAATAATGTACTGCTTGAAGACGTGTGCCTGCGCCTTACTGGCTGACAGGAAAATCTGATTGCGCCCGGTGGTCAGCGCATCGATCAGCGCCTCGCGGGCAAAAAAGAAGGTCGCACCAATCTGGCGCGACTTCAGCAGATTGCGTACCGAATATTTATTTCCGGCTTCCCACCACTGGCGCTGATAGCCGAACATTGAGCCGTGGAAAACCTCCTGCAGCTTTTCAATCTTTTCGTCGCTGAACAGATTCTTTTCCGGGGGCTTACGCGGGCCTTTGTTCCGGTTCTCCACATTCGGGTTCAGGTCCGCTTCATTGCCGCCGTTGCTGAACTTACCGATCCGGGCGTGGCGCTCGGACTGACGCGCCAGCAGGTCAATTTCCTTAAAGTCCTTCCCTTCCTTCTGCTCCTTCATGATGAGCTGGCAGTAGCGTGCGGCGGTGGTCAGCTGCATCTGATCCAGCGGGCCATAGTCGCCCCACTTATCACGCTTTTTCCAGCTGTGAACGGTTGCGGGTTTCTCTCCCAGCATTTCAGCAATGCGGGCGATGCGGTATCCCTGAAAGTACAGCATTAAAGCCTGCCTGCGGGGATCGAGGTCGTCGGGGGCGGGTGTCATGTTCATGCAGCCAAAATACGGCCCCGCCGCTTCCTTTTCCGCCATTCCGCATTGTGTGGTTTCCCGCACAACGTTCGCGCGTTGTTTCGATACCCCTGCCGCCGCAACCATAGAGCCTCACAGAGTTTTACTGACCGGAGCCTGGACAATGGCAAAGAAAGCAAAGCGTTTTCGTATCGGGGTGGAAGGTGCCACCACGGACGGGCGCACCATCGAGCGCAGCTGGCTTGAAGAGATGGCGGCAAATTACAGCCCTGAGCTGTACACCGCCGTGATCAACATGGAGCACATCAAGGGCTACACGCCAGACAGTCCGTTTCGTCGCTTTGGCGTAGTGGAAGCGCTGGACGCTGAAGAAATCAGCGACGGCCCGCTGAAGGGCAAGCTGGGGCTGTATGCCCTGATCAACCCGACTGACGAGCTGGTCACGCTGACCGGCACCATGCAGAAAATCTTTACCTCTATGGAAATCCGCCCGGAATTCGCGGACACCGGCGCGGCCTATCTGATTGGCTTGGCCGTTACCGATGATCCGGCCAGCCTCGGCACGGAAATGCTGCAGTTCAGCGCCAGCGCCGGGGCGAACCCGCTGGCAAACCGCAAGCAGCATCCTGACAACGTTTTCTCTGCCGCTGAAGAAACCCTGATCGAGTTTGAGGACGTTGCCGACGAAAAGCCCGCCCTGTTTACCCGCATCAAGGCAATGTTCAGCAAACAGCAGCAGACCGACGCGACCCGCTTCAGCGACGTGCATCAGGCGGTTGAGCTTATCGCCACCGAGCAGCAGGACCTGAGCGCGCGCATTGAAACGGCGCTGAGCGAACAGGCCGACAGCCTGAAATCACATTTCAGCAGTGCGCTGGGTGAAGAAGTGCTGAAGCGTGAGCAGCTGCAGGCGGACTTCACCGAACTGCAGCAGCAGCTGAGCCGGGAAGATGGCCGCCAGCAGGTCCGCCCGCGCACGCAGGGTAACGGCAGCGGCGGCGAAGTGCGCACCGACTGCTGATATAGCGGCGGCAAACCTTTTTAACGAACAGAGAAAGCAAAGCGATGAAAAATACTACCCGTTTTAAGCTGAATGCTTACATGTCGGTGCTGGCAGAAATCAACAAGATTGACCTGTCCGCGCTGAACAGCAAATTCACCATTGAGCCGTCCGTGTCGCAGACGCTGGAAAGCAAAATTCAGGAGTCGTCCGCGTTCCTGCAGGCCATCAACATCATGCCGGTCAGTGAGCAGAGCGGCGAACGGCTGGGGCTGGGGATCGGCACCACCATTGCAGGCACAACCGACACCACCCAGAAAGAGCGCGAGCCGACCGATCCGACCTACATCGACGACGACGGCTACAAATGCACCCAGACCAACTTTGACACGGCGCTGCCTTATTCAAAGCTGGACATGTGGGCGAAGTTCAGCGATTTCCAGGTACGCATCCGCGACGCCATCGTGAAGCGTCAGGCGCTGGACCGCATCATGATCGGCTTCAACGGCCTGAAGCGTGAGAAAACCTCCAACCGCGTGCAGAACCCGCTGCTGCAGGACGTGAATATCGGCTGGCTGGAAAAAATCCGCCAGGAAAAACCGGCGCAGGTGCTGGGGCAGCACATCGGTGACGACGGCAAAGTGGTGTCGGACAAAATCACCGTGGGTAAAAACGGCCTGTTCCGCAACCTGGACGCCGTCGTGATGGGTGCGGTATCGGAAAAAATCGGCGTCCAGTATCAGGACGACACCGAACTGGTGGTTATCTGCGGACGCCAGTTGCTGGCTGATAAGTATTTCCCGCTGGTCAATCAGAGCCAGCCCAACACTGAAGCGCTGGCCGCTGATCTGATCATCAGCCAGAAGCGCATCGGCGGCCTGCAGGCGGTCCGCGCCCCTTACTTCCCGGCGAATGCGCTGCTGATCACCCGCCTGGATAACCTGTCCATCTACTGGCAGGAAGAAACCCGCCGCCGCTCGATCATCGACAACCCGAAACGTGACCGCATCGAAAACCTTGAGTCGGTCAACGAGGCTTACGTGGTCGAGGACTACGACTGCACCTGCCTGGTGGAAAACATCGAGCTGCTGGAGCAGGAGCCGGAAAAAGAGCCGGGCGAAATGAGCGAAGCGGAAATTGCACGCATCGCCGCCGTGGCGGCCAGCGTTGTGAAGTCCATGAGCGGCGCGGGCAGTTCAGCCGCCAGCGCGGACACCATGCCGACCGATGATGCCGGTGATGCCGGTGATGGCAGCAAAGGCGGAGCGTAACCCGTGACTAACCCTTTCCGCGCGCATACGCGTTTTATTCAGGCGCAGGAGGCCGCCCGGTCGGGCGGCAGTGGCCGCAGCACAAAGGGTTATGACCTGATGCTGCTGCAGCTGAACGAGGACCGCCGCCGCCTCAAGGGCATTCAGTCCAACGTCCGTAAGGCCGAAATCAAGGTGGAGGTGCTGCCGAAGTACGCCGCCTGGGCTGAAGGCGTGCTGAGTGCTGACGGCGCGCAGCAGGACGACGTGCTGATGTACGTGATGCTCTGGCGCGTTGACGCCGGTGACTATGCCGGTGCGCTGGTGATTGGGCGCCACGCACTGAAGCACGGCTGGGCGATGCCGCTGGGAAATCGCACCACGGCGACGGTGCTGGCTGAAGAAATTGCCGACGCGGCAAAGGCCGCCATTCTGGCAAAGACGCCTTTTGATCCTGCCCTGCTGCTGGAGGCGCTGGAGGTGGTGGACGCGCACGACATGCCCGATCAGTCACGTGCCCGCCTGCACAAGTCCATCGGCTGGGTGCTGACGGAAAGCAGCCCGGCGTCCGCGCTGAACCATCTGAAGCGCGCCCTGCTGCTGGACGAGAAATGCGGCGTTAAAAAAGACATTGAGCAGCTGGAGCGGAAAATCCGTAACGCCAGCTGATAACCGGACGTGCCCACGCGCGGGGCGGCACGGGGTGGCGACAGGCAGCGCCGCATCAAAACCCTGTCCACCGCCCACCTATTCAGGAGTAACAGAGC